CGACGAAAAGGCCTATAAAAAGCGGAGAGGACGGGATTCGAACCCGTGGAGCAGTGTTACCCGCTCACCGGTTTAGCAAACCGTCAGCACGTTAAAGTTGAAGGAAGCCAAGCGGAAACCGCGTAAATTCTGCGGAGTTTCGACCTCCAATCCGGCTCGAATCCGGATGGAAACCAGATGAAATCCGGGTCCAACGTAACAGTTCACGTAACACCCCACCACCCACGAACTGTAGCTAACGAGGGCCCGAAATTTCCCGTGACCGGTGTTATGGCCAGCCTCGGCCTCCCGCCGCGACACGGCCGAACGTGAGCGAATCGAGCGCAATCCTGGTGTGGTCACGGACTCAGGCCCAAGGTTTTGCAATTAGCCGAGCCAACGAGACTTTCTCCGAAATCCTGCTGAAATTGCCTTGATGTCCCTTCCAAGCGCGAGGTAACTGTCCAACTTGCTGGCCCGCTTTGGGCCTCGCCTGAAGATGGCAGCATCCATCAGAATTCGGAGGTGAATCATGAGCGAAATCAGCAAGACCAAGGGAAAGGCAAGAGGGAAGGGTAAAGGGCAGGGGGCCAAACCCCCTGAGGGGGAAATGAGCTGCCTGAATGCGGCGGCCAAGGTGCTCGCCGAGAAGGGCGAGCCAATGACCTGCCGAGAGATGATCGGGGCAATGGCGACAAAGGGGTACTGGACCACGCCCGGTGGCTTGACGCCGCATGCATCACTTTACTCGAGCATCTCGCGAGAGATCCGCGACAAAGGAAAGGAATCCCGCTTCAAGAAATCGGAGCGCGGCATGTTCGCCAGCACGGGCGTCGGTTAGCTCTCCTTCCTGTGCCTATCGCCGAAAGGCCTCCGATTCGTCGGAGGCCTTTTCTTGTGGATCACGACTTAATAATGGCGGGGAGCAATAGGGAGCGAAAAGGAGCAATGGCAAACGGATTTCTGCATGAAGAGAGCAAAAAAGAGCAACAGGGAGCAATCCGGAATACGGGCCGGTCAAGCATTGCTCTTTTTCGCTCCCTTTTGCTCTTATTGGAAATGCTTGGTGACTGCATTTGGGACAAGTTTTGGCGCGGGGTTCGAAGCGAGGATCGAGAAATTACCACATCCTGCCAAATTCGGACCGAGGTGGCGGCGCGCTAAAAAGCAATGTGCCTTCAGAGTCGTCGTCATCGATAAAGATGCCTTTGGGAAGCTTGGAAGGGTGAAAAATGCTAAGGTGCTCGCGGTTTAAGGTTGGCTCGGGCAGCCATACACTGGCCGCCGCTGATCGACCGGCGCAAGCCAAGGCCATGGCATCGGCCCGGTCATCGTGCTCTCTCTCGGGGGCCCGCAACGTCGAGCCGTCGATGGAGGCCAACTGGGCATAAGTGGCAAACGTGTGGAGGATGACCTCACGGTTACTGAAAGCGTCGACACAGCGGTCGTAGAGGATCACCTTGCCCAATTGGCTGCTCAGCCAACCGGTCCTATCGTCATGGCCCGACAATAAACGGAGTTGGTGGCGCTGGTCCAGCGCCTCCAGGACGGCGTGCCCATGGTTGTTGCGTTCCACCAGAACGGCGGCATTGTGATACCAACGACCGAGGGCATCTGCGTGGGCAGCAAACACCGTCGGCTGAAACTTTCCAGCCAAGGAAACCACTTCTTCTCCCGTCTTGGTGTCCAGCACGACCAGCGCGGAATCGTCAGAGGTAGGATTGCCTTCAGCGGGATCGGCGCCGATGACGTACTGATGACCCGATTGCGGAAGGCGGTAGACCAGCAAGCCGGGGATGGCCGGGGCTCCGGGAACCCCGGCAAGCGACAACGGCGAGGTTTCCACAAAGCACTGCTGGAGCCACTCCGGCGCGAAGCGCTTGTCAAGGGTCCTGGGCGCCAAGGCCTCCAGGTCGGTGGCCGGGTACTGCTCATGCAGGTCGTCCAAGGAGCCAGTGCGGTGATTGATGTCGGCCTTCTGGGTCTCGAACCAGCTTTGATCTCGATCCGGGCGGGCATCTCAGGGCAGAAAGAGCGGCGTCCACTCCGTCAGGCCTTGCTTGGCCCCGGAATACATACGTTTGAAGGGAGACCGAGGCCGGGTCTTGTCGGCGCGGCTGAGGAGGACCATGCGGCCGCCGCCGTCGATGGTCGGCTTGACCGCCCGCATGAGCCCATCGAGGTCGGGCACGAGATCGGCTTCGTCGACGATGACGAGTGAGGCAGTGTAACTATCACCGGCCGTCGTCGGAAACGCAAGCACGCGCGAGCCATTGGACAGATGCCACTCGTGATCGTTGTCGACCAGGAACGACTCGACGCGGAGCCAGGCTGGCAACCTTTCGTAGAGGCCGCGGAGGCGCGTGCCTAGCAGATCCGCCGCTTCATCATCGCGCCGGGAGAACAACAACACCGTGACGGCCGGACGGAGAAGGACCAGCCAGAGCGCGTAACCTAATACCAGCCAGGTTAAACCCAACTGCCTGGCCTTCAAGATGACCGTGAGGCGTTGGGCGACAATGGCGTCCAGGGCCCGGAACTGAGCCGGCCAGAGGCGGAACGGCACCCAGTCCGCGCAAACGGCGTCGTAGATGTGCCCGTAGCGATCGAGGAAGTACGCGGGGGAGCTACGGCATTTGTGGATCTCCCTCCGGTAGTGGGCTGCTTCCAGGGGACTGCAGACGATCATGGTTCCACTCCTCCAGTTCCTGATCGGCGCGGACGGCGTCTTCTAACGTGAAGATCACCGCACCGCTACCGGCGCCTGTCAGGCGCTGTTCTTCGATGGATTCGGGCTCACCCAAGGCGGTGCGCTCGAGCTTGGCGGCGTCCACAATGATGCGCAACACTTGGGAAGGGGTAAGCTGTTCCTGATTCCCGGACTTTAGATAGCCGATAGCGAGGCTCTGCAAACCGCGGGCTTCCTGGACGTGCCGGCGGTTCATCTCCTCGATTTGCTGGGCGTGAGCAACACGGGCCTGGCGGCGCTCGTGGACATCCCAGGCCTCGGCCCGCTCCCGCCAGCGCCATTTTTTGGCAGCGTTAGCCCAGGCTTGAGGGACACTCCGTGTCGCGGGCTTATCGTCCTGCTGTCGCTCAATGTTGACGGCACCTAGGAGCGAGCGGCTCGGGCCGGCCAGACGAAAGCGCTCGAAACGGGCATACCAGCGACTGGGCTCGCCGGGCTGCTGCTCCCATGGATCGGCTGACCCCCGCGGTGTTTGGGCATTGTTCATGGTCGGCCTCCTTTGAATCTTCGAGAGGTCGGCTGATTGTCGGACGAACTCTTCGACCGCTCGGCGCGACGTCCGGTAAAGTTCTGCCAGCGCTGAATGATCACATCACAGTAGAGCGGATCCAGCTCCATGAGGAAGGCGCGCTGGCCGGTCTGTTCGGCGGCAATTAGCGTCGAGCCACTGCCGCCAAAGAGATCAAGAACATTCTCAGCCGGGCGCGAGGAAAATTGGATCGCCCGGACGGCTAATTCCACGGGCTTTTCAGTGAGATGAATCATGTTCTGGGGATTGACCTTGTGGACTGACCACACATCGGTGACGTTATTCGGGCCGAAGAATTGATGCGCGGCCCCCTGGCGCCAGCCATAGAAGGCCAGCTCGAAATCTCCCATGAAGTCTTTTCGCGTTAGGACGGGATGCTGCTTGGTCCAAATGATCGCTTGCGAAAAGTACAAGCCGCAAGCTTCCAGAATAGGTGGGAAGTTGCACAGGTTGCTGTACCCGGCCCACACGTAAAAGGCTCGACCCGGCAGTAAGACTCGGGCGACGTTGTGGAACCAGGCATGCAGGAGTCGTTGGAAGTCTTCCTTGTCCAAAAAATCATTGACCAACGGTCGATCCTTGGCCCGCAGCTTCAGGTGCGTGGGTTTGGCTTTTTCGGGATTGCGAGCGACATCGAATTTCTGATGATGCTTGACGCTGTTGAATGAACTGAGGCCCGCGCGAATCGCATTGTTCGAGCGCGGCTCGACATTCACGCCATAGGGTGGATCGGTGTTGACCAGATGCACCTCGGCACCGTCAAGAAGCCGGTCGACCTCTTCGGGTTTGCTGGAATCACCGCACAACAACCGATGTGGGCCGAGCACGCACAAATCACCCGGGGGCGTGATCGGCTCATCGGGTGGTGCGGGGATATCGTCCGGGTCGACCAAACCTGGGTTCAAGTCATCGAGGAGAACTCCCAGCTCATCGAGCGAGAAGCCCAGCGGGTCGAGGTCGAAATCAAGCTTTTTGAGATCCGCTAATTCTTGCCGGAGCCGCTCGTCGTCCCATTCGGCCAGTTCGCCGATCTTGTTGTCCGCAATGCGATAGGCCTTCACCTGGGCCTCGGTCAATTCTCGGGCCACGTTGACCGGGACCTTCTTGAGCCCGAGCAACAGCGCTGCCAGGTAACGGGAGTGACCCGCAATGATGACGCCGTTTTCGTCGACCGAGATCACTTGACGAAAACCGAAGGCGCCGATGGATGCCGCCACGGCCTCCACGGCTCGATGGTTGATGCGCGGATTGTTCACATAAGGTCGAATCCTCTCAATCGGCCATAGTTCAACGTGCATGTTGGTATTTCCCTCTCCCGGGTCCGGGTATGTTCGCCGCCAATTTTGGGGGTGCGCCAGACGCGGCGAGAGTTCGGCGCACACGATAGCCATGACCCATGGCCATCAGATGGCCGGCGAAGCCACGCCGACACTCGTCAGGCCCGCGGCCATTGTTCAGGGTCGAAACTAAGAAACGGCATCTTCCGGAATCAAATCGGCGGGACAAGAAAATCGCGCAAAAAAGAGGGGCAAAACCGCAAATGCCTAAATCAACAAGACTTGCGTCGAGAATGGATTTTTCGGAAGTCGTCGGAGATGAGATAGATTAAACGCCATTTGTTAACCGTTTGCATCGATTCGCTCAAAATGGCTTTAGGTTGAGTTCAGGGAAGATTTGGCCCTACGACGACGTCGGCGGTCCGGGAACTCATGAAGCGAGCGTGCTACGCGCCAGCCGAGCGAGGTCAGGATGACATGGGAAGTGCGCTTTACCTGTGGTTCATAGGACTTAGTTCGAATGATCCCCGAGCCGGGGATGCGGGTCCTGTGATTAGTCCGGATCACAAGCCGGCGCTTTTCAAGGCGGGACAAAGATCGGGCAAAAGCCGCATTGTCGGCGTTGGATTTGGGCTCCCTTTTCCGTAGCACCTTGGTGCTTATGCCCAAGGGCGCTTTGCCGAAACTCGCCAGCTTCCAGAGGATCCGCTTTTGCAGCCGACTCAATCGGAGGATCGGATGCAGCTCCGCCCCGGGTTCTGCCCGGATCGTCTCCAGGACGACCAGGGTTTTCTTGCCGCCGCATTGAGAGCAAAGGATAAGTCCGACAAGTGACTTGTAGGTCCTTCCCATGCCATGGCACCGGGGGCACTTAATTCGTCGCGGTAGCTTGGGATCGGTGGGTGGAGGCTGGTAGGGCGATTGGGGCATGGCAACACTCGGCTGTTCTCTCGGCCATCGAGAGGGCTCGGGCTGGAAATGCAAATTGCCGCTATAACTCATGATAGAGCATCGCCGGGCAACTCTTCTACGTTAGGTTCGCCGGGCTTAGCTAATCCCTTTCGTGGAAATGGGGGCTACCACTGGGCCAACTTGCCAGAACTAAGATGAATGGCCAATCGCCATAGGTAGGGAGATGGCAAATCAAATGACGATTTGAGTGAGCATCTGAGACGGTCGGCCCCTTGTGACCGTGAAAAAAAAAGACGCTACTTATGTCGGTCCAAAGGCCATTTGACTCGGCTAACTAGTTGAAGGATCCACCTGGGTTGACCAAACGAATCAACTCGGTTAACGGCCGTCCCATCAGTCAAGGAGAATTCGCCATGAGAAACCGCCTGCGATTTGGGTTATTCCTCTGTGTCGTGTTCGCCACGGCTCCTGCCAGGGCTGACCAGTCAGAGGATATGATCGAAGCGACGGTGAAGAAGCTAGGCGGGAGTGTCGTCCGGAACGAGCAACTTCCGGACAAACCGATCATTAGCGTGGCGCTGAGTCTGTCGGATTGCAAAGACGCCGATCTCAAAACGCTAACGGGGCTGAAGTCGCTCACTTCACTCGCGCTTTATCGCACCGGCATTACCGATGCCGGACTAAAGGAAGTTGCCGCGCTGAAGACGTTGACATCGCTGGACGTGATGAAGACTAAAATCACTGACTCCGGCTTGAAGGAGTTGGCCGGTCTCGATTTGCTGGAGCGTCTGGAGCTCGCATCGAATGAACTGAACGGGAGCGGCCTGAAAGACCTTGCCGGGCTAAAATCACTTACCGATCTCAACCTTCGAGAAACGAAGGTAACCGACGAAGGCATTGCCGGGTTAAAAGATCTAGCCAAGCTGCGAAGACTTGAACTCGGGCAGACGGCCGTCACGGGAACTGGCCTGAAAGCCCTCGCCCTGTCCAGGACACTTGATTCGCTTGATCTCAATGCTGCTAAAGTCAACGATGCCGGGTTGAAGGAGCTGCCGAAATGGGAGAATCTCAAGTCGCTGATATTGTTCCGCACCAAGATTACAGATGAAGGACTGAAAGCGCTGGCCGGCTTGAGGTCGTTGGAATCACTTGACATTTCGTACACGGGCTGCACCGGCGCGGGCTTGGCCCATCTGCCTAATCGCAAGTCACTGCACCGCCTGGAAATGATGAACGCGAAAGTAACGGATAAAGGTGTGCAGGCAATGATCGGCATGACCTCGCTCGATTACCTGCGGCTCGACGGCAACCGCAAGCTGACCGGCGTTACCCTGAGCCTATTGGCGGACATGAAAGGCCTGAGTTTCTTGAGTCTCAGCAAGACCGGGCTAACGAACGACGGGTTGAAGGCGTTGCCCGAATTGCCGTTGGAGGAACTGCTATTGTCCTCGACCAAGATCACCGACGAAGGCATGAAGGAATTGGCGAAACAAAAATCCGCTCGGACGCTGGACATCGCCGCCACCCCTGTAACCGGCGCGGGACT